AGGCCCTTGACATCGAAGTCAGGTTTCATTGTGATCTCGTTCACACTAGATTTTTGAGACGGCTTGGTTCTTTTTCGGCCTACAAGCTGAGGCAGACGCTTCTTGGAGTTTGTGGAAGTTTTTATGTGCATGTGGGTTGGAATGTGTCTTATTTCTCGACAAGTTCAAACGTGTCAGGCCCATCGTTGGGCCCAAGCACGCGTTTCTGCTTGCGGGACTCTCGCAACCGAGCGAGAGCATCCTTACACAGCTTGCGTTCATAGCTGGACATGAGGAGAACAGACACACTTTGTGCTGGCACACTCTGGAAGAGGTCACACACGTAGTGTACGTTGATGTAACCGGTCGTACCAGTAAGGTCGTTGATGTCGGAGGGATATCCACACACCATACCTTGGGTGGTTTGACGACGATTGGCCAAGTCGTCGAGCGACGGCAGACCATCCTTTGACACCCACCAGAGTTCATTCCCTGTGTAGTTGACAGTGAGTGAAACCGGTTGGCGGTAAGGAAAGGTGACGCTATCGGTCATTTGACGACTTTCGTCGAAGCCGTTCGCCGCGTCATTGATATCAGCATCTGGCTGATAGCACAAGACGCCGGCCCCTGTCGTGCCAGTGGACACGATAGGGATGTATTCGAAGACGAGCTTGCGGAAGCAGTAACGCTCGTAGAACTGTGCCTGGCCAGTGAGAGGCCCGTTGAGCGTATCAGCGTTGATGTACAACAAGCTGTTAGTTCGCCGGGTGGCAAGGCCAGCACCGAAGAAATCATTGGATCCGGTGAGCCGCAACAGCGACACGAATGGCTGTGACCCAGTCACCCGCACACCATCCAAATTAAGGAGGTTGTGGCGGATGTTTTGGGACACACGCGTGCGCGTTGGGGCACGATCGACAACGTTCACGCCAGTGTTCATGGCGAAAATTTTCGTCGACCCTCCGCTGGGGCGGAGTGAGACCGACTTTTTCGAACGGCGGTTCTTTGGCATCGTATTGTGAGGGGCGAAGGGGGCTCCTGCTTTAGGTCTGAAGCTGGAGCGGGGTGTGGTTCCTGAGTGTGGTGGTGGCGGTGGGGGGGCACCGGCGCCGGCGCGTATCGCGCGTTGGACAGCCCTAGCGGGAAGAGGTTCCATAAAACGGACTGAACCCTTGGAACGCGGTGCAGTGGCCACATTGCCTGCTGCACCCGGCCCACGGAAAACTTCCGTTTTGGTGGAAGCATTTCTCTGGGCGGCAATCTCACGATTGGTTGCGCGGACGTCGTTGTAGGCTTTCCGCGCCTTATCGATGAGTTCTTTGCCTTCTTTGGATGTGGCCCATTTGTACGAGTCTTTTGCCGCTCGGGCTGTCTTGAGAGCATCATTGGCCAACGCTCGTGTTTCTTTGGCAGATAACAGGGCGTTGACGGTGGTCGGCAACCAGGACATGGTGGACGGTTTGGGGGTGTAAGTGCCGGTCGGTAGGGGGCCGGCCGGGAAGCGATTCGTCTATGCGCGGAAGAGTGACTAGCTTCTTCAAGCCGTGAGGCTGCATACGCTTTGTCTACGACATTTAACTAATAGTCACGCTGCATAAGAACCACGAAGACATGGTGGCTCATAAATACGGGAAGAGACGTGACTGACTCACATAAGCGTTCCACCTCCTCGCAATCGAGTGGGGTGATTCCGTAACGCTCACGCAAGCTGTCGTAGACACCTGCGGGACAAATAAATGCCCCTCCTTTTGCTTTGAATGCCCACGATTCAACTGCCTGTTCTGCCGTAACCGGCCCATCCTTCCCAAGACGAGCTAGCATAGCAATGAACGGGCCAACAATCGGATAATTTGCAGGTATGTTGTTGTAACACATGGCCAAAGCCCGCGCGACACGCTGTATAGCAAGTTGCGCATCTTTTGTGCGGGCAATGATCCGCGGGGCGGTAATAACTTTACCAAGTTTGAGCACCATAGAGGGTAATGGCGCCCACACAGGACCGAGCCACCATCCACGCAAGAATGTTGCCTGATCAAGGCGCGTGTGAAAAATGGCTTTGGCCTGCAATCCTAATTCACGGAAAGCAAGGCTGATGTTATTCGGTTGCAAACGGTTGACGAATACCGCGCGGAAGTAGTGGACGCATGCCATGAGCACGTGCAGTGATGTCTGCACGGTCGTGGTTGCAATGCCAGTCGCCATTTGCGTACCGGCTTCCCCATAAGCACGAAACGTCTTGTACCTAATGCGGTAACTAGACGTGACACACTCCAAGAGGGCTTCC